GTTTGATTCATACAAGTTTTGTGGTAAAATCGAAGAACCAGTTCCTGATAGACAACATTTAAATGGACTTTCCATGAGTATCAATACATCATTAAATGCAGCCAGATTATTACCATTAGAGAAAAGTTACAGTGTTCCTAGTCAAACCAATGAAGCTGTAGTTGCGGCTCTCAAGAAAAGATTTGACTATAAATCACAATGTATTAATTTGGAATACTTTAAAGATGCTTTAAAAGCAGTGACTGAACATTGCGTGGAAAGAGCCCGTGGCTTTGATTTTAGTGTAACATCATGGGAGGACTTAAGGGAAAATGCTAATCTTAAATCAACATTAGGTTTTATGTCTGATTTCAAAGGTGTGTACAAAAACATAGGTGAGATACTACGTGATGGTACATCGCACTTAGACTCTTATTTGGAAACTGCTATAAATAGTCCGGAAGATTTAAACCACCTTTTTCATGCTTCACCTAAAGTAGAGAAGAAAGAAATCAGCAGAGAAGCTACTATTCCTCGACTATTTACGTACAAGACAGGAGAAGTTAGAATGTGCGAAATGGCCATTTTTCAAAAACTGAATGAGTTTCTCGGGAAAAGCAAAAAAATATCATTTTCAGCTTCTGGTGACATATTTGATAGAGTGTATCGCCTAAATAATAAATCTAAACAATTTATTAAACCATCTTTCATCGAAATTGAGTCAGCAAAGTTTGATGGACATAAAGAATTTGAATGGATTTATAAAGTTAGGCAGATGATGGTTAAAATATTACTTTCTGGATACAATGGAAATACGGCAGCAAAATACTGTATGGAAACATTAGTGAATGATGGTTTTGGATTCTTAATTTTGTGTAGTGGTCATATTATACAAATGAAACGAGGTAACCAGAAAAGTGGCTTATGGGACACTAGCACTAATAATAAATTGACTAATGCAGCTATCTTAGTTAAACTAGTGTCTGTGGCTCTAAATATTGAATGCTATGAAGTTTTCAGCAGAGTAGAATTCGAAGTAGAAGGTGATGATGCTATTATAATATCTGAAGAAGAGGATGGTAGGAAAATCTTGGC